GCTCGCAACTCATAACCATACGGTGACACCCACGGGTACGGTGAGCATTGGTACGTCCACAGTGACTCCCACGGGGACGGTGAGCATAGGCACATCCACGGTGACTCCCACGGGGACGAATTCCCCCTCCGTTGTCTCAGGGGTTCCGGCATTTTATAAACTTATCGCTTGCCAAAAGGATTAAGGGTAAACTGGTTACTGTATGAGTACCGCTCCGATGTTCAATACGCTCGCGTTAGATCAAACGGCTTGGGATCTCATCATGGATTCAAGCCGTAACATCGCTATGGTTTCCCCTCCCTATGCCTTGGCTCAGGATATGGCGAGCGCAGTAAAGTTGTTTCTCGCTGAGCTTTGGTACGATACTACGCGCGGCATTCCTTATTGGACGAAAATTCTCGGCAAGCTTCCCCCAACCGCTTTGGTTATTCAATACATCGTTCAAGCCGCGCTCACCGTCTCGGGAGTGGTCTCGGCGCAATGCGTAATCAACTCTTTCAACGCTAGAACGATAACCGGGCAAATTATCTTCGTGGATGAATCGGGAAAATCAACCACTGTTCAATTTTCGGGTCCAGATCCTCCAACCGACAGTATCAGCACTATTTTGGAGGCTGAATGAGCACTGCACCAATCATTCTCGTTCAGCAGAATTCGCAGCCGAAATTAGGCGATGCGTGCGAATTCTCCATGCAATCTTCGTACCTCTTCGCAGCGAGCGTTGTACGCAGAAAGAGGGTCATTGAATCGCCCACTCCATTGAAGACGACCATGAAGTGTTATTTTTGCAATCCAAGCGCGATCTCGATTGTGCCAGAAAACTCCTTTATACCCGCTTTTATTGTTCGAATGAATGCGTCGATTGCAGTTCTGTTGCGCATGATCCGCGAATCGAAGATTGCAACGTCGATTATCCAACGTGGCTTCTACTTTTCTGTGATCCGGAGTTTCACCCTCTTTCCCTTCGCCAAGAATAAATCGATGCATAGAGACGGCTTGATAAGGAAGTTTACGGCCTGTGGTCCACGCATAAAAAGCACGAGAGCTCTTGTCCCATCTAGCATGCCAATTGAAGATTCCAACGCGCTCTGCATCGTTGGTATCGATGAGGGCATAAAGTCCATGAGTCAAAGGTACATAAGCGATCGATGGACCAATGGGAATCACTACAGGTCGAATCTTGCGATGGTAAATTCCAGCAGGCATATCTTTATAGTATCGGAAAGGTGGGCATGATGGCAACTCCTACAATTATGGTGCAACAGAACAGCCAACCCACAAATGATCCTATCGAAGGCGAAAATGGCCCAGTTTTCTTGACAGACTTGGATGCTGTTGCTCAGATAATTTATACTACATTAAGATTATTGCTTTCAGAATGGTGGGAGAATCTAGTCATTGGATTTCCTCTCTTCCAGTCGCTCATTGGCTCCTCGGGTGCGCCTGCAAATCAGGCCGGTGTCATGCTCATCATTCAGCAGACAATTCTCGGCTGTCCCTATGTGACCAAAATTCTCAATTTTAACTTTTCTCTCAATACGGCAACGATGGCGTCAACCTTCACGGCGACTGTTCAAACGAGCTTTGGTAATCTTGTCGTAACGAACGCTCCAGGATCGAGCGCCCAGGTGACGCCATAATGCCCGTACCTGCCTATATCGCGCCTTTCATCTCCCCAACAGCGGGCCTCGTCATTCCTTCCTATCAGTCGATCATCAATAGCCTCATCTCCGGATATCAGGCCATTTATCCACAAGTTGTTTATTTGGGAACAGATACGGCCAAATACCAGGAAATCTCCATCTTCGCCCTGAAATGCTATGACTCGAATCTCGCTTCACAGTTGGCCTATAACGCCCGGTCTCCATCAACTGCAATTGGGGCCGATCTTGACAGCATCGTGAAGATGAACGGCATTGCGCGGTTGCCGGCCTCGTATTCCACAGCGCCATTGACTGTGACCGGAGCTGGCGGAACGGTCATCAATCTCGGCCAAGTGACCGATACTCAGGGATACGTCTGGGCGCTTCCTATCAGCGTAACTATTCCGAGCGGTGGAAGCGTCACGGTGGGCATTACCTGCCAAACAGCCGGCCCAATACAGGCAAGCGCAGGAGCGATCAACACGATCTCAGGAGGCGCCACGGCTGGATGGACAGGTGCCACAAATCCGTCTCCGGCGCTTCCGGGCTTGCCCACTGAGAGCGATTCCGAGCTCAGGGCTCGTCAAGCGCTTTCTGTGGCCTCCCCAGCCCTTACACGCCTTGCTTCGACCATCGCAGCCATTGCAGCCGTCCCTGGCGTCACGCGGTACGCTACAGGCACGCCGACACCCGATTCCGGTCCCGGAAGCTCCATTGAGAATCCAACTGGATCTATCGACTTCTGGGGCAATCCCCCACACTCGATTTCAATGGTTGTAGAAGGCGGCTCAAATCTGGCAGTCGCAACGGCAATCTACCAGAAGCGCGGTCTCGGAGTTTACACGAATCCCGATTCAACCGCGGGCTCAACCAGCGTTCCCGTGACTGATCCCAATACCGGAACCATTACTACCATCGGATTCCAGCGCCCGACATACGCGCCAATCTACGCGACGATAGTCATTCATGGACTGGCTGGATACACGAGCGCTGTCTTGACGGCAGTACAGGCTGCAATTGTGCTGTATCTCAATAGCCTTCAAATCGGAGAAACAGTAACTTATTCTTCGTTCTATTCCGTCGCTCAATCGGTGATGCCTTCGCTTGTGACGCCGCAGTTTTCGATCACATCCCTGCATACCGGACTTTCAGCATCGCCCTCGGGAACAACGGACATTACGCTCGACTACTATCAGGTCGCGCAGGGGATTTCAGCCAACATCATTGTGACGGAGGCTTGATTGCCGCTCTATAACCAAAGCGGATACGGATCGGGACGATATGGGATTGCCGACAATGGCCCCATTTATATTCTTCCGATCTCGTACTATCTTGGCCTTCTTACTTCGGAGTACCGCCTTGCGTCCAATCTCAATGCGTGGCTTCAGGACTTGCTTTCTCCGCTCAACGACACAACAAATATGCTGGCCGGCATGACAGGGGCATTCGATCTCGATGAGGCTTCGGGCGTCCAGCTTGATGTGGCCGGTCAGATTGCGGGGATAAGTAAGACAGTTGGGTTTCAACCATCCGACAGCGTGAGTCCGATTCTCGATGATGCCACTTATCGCCTGCTCATCAAAGCGACGATCGCCGCAAATCAATGGGACGGCACCGAAGAATCTCTTTATCCGATCTGGGCGCAGTTGTTTCCCGGCGGATCGATCATCATCACGGACAATCAGAACATGTCATGTACGATCGTCCTATCAGGCAGCTTTACGTCGATCATTCAGGATTTGATTGTCAATGGCTATATTGTGCCGAGGCCTGAAGGCGTCGAGTATGAGTATGTGTTTGGCGATTTCCCGATCTTCGGAACGGACGAATCGAACAGTTTCATTGCGGGCGTAGACTTGGGACATCTGGCATAGGAGCATCATGGCGACAACAAATTTCTTAGTTTTCAATCCGGGCGCGGTCAATCAGGAAACTGATGCCGAATACGCAGCCGATTCGCAACGCTCTGGCGGCTATGGAGTTGACAATATCGTTCCTTCTGCACTTCTGAATAAGGCCACTTATCAGCCCACAACATTCTGTGCTGCGTTCGGTCAGATGATGGCCGCAAAGGGATATTCGACGAGCGATGCGGATGTCGCAGTCCTGGCCGCAGTGCTCGCAAATATCATCACCGAAGCTGATCTGCTCTCAAATCTCATTTCGGTTGCTTATTCTCCTACTCCAGCATTCAATGCCGCCGCTGCCAACGGCTTCCAGATGACGCTCACCGGCAACGTCACATCTTCAACCATCTCTGGAGTTGTGGCCGGCCAGGTAGTCGGATTCTTCTTTATTCAGGATGCGACGGGCGGAAGGACTGTGGCTTGGCCATCTTCATTTGTCGGCGCTGTGCAACCCGATCCGACGCCGAATGCCGTAAGCCTGATTCTTTTCAAAGCAGATCTGAGCGCGAATTTGCATGCCTCCGGACCTCCATTCAGCAACAATGGTCTATTCGCCACAAATGGACTTGTATGTCCTACACGCACAAGTGGTGACAATACGACCAATGCCGCTACTACTGCTTTTGTTCAAAGCGCTATTGCATCAGGATTCACATCGGGATCGAATGCGAATGGGCGATGGGCGAAAGATCCAAGCGGCCTTATTCGTCAATGGGGAACTGTAGCAGGAGCTTCAACGGGGACTATTGTTGATTTTCCGATCGCATTCACGAATAGCTCCAGCATTGCGGTGAACACGACCAGTCTGTGGTACGGGCCAGGAAACAGCATCTGTTTTGTGATCGCGACTAAAAACTCAATCAGCACAACACAATTTGAAGTGGCATTGGGCGTCGGAAGTCCGCAGGATTTTCAATGGTTTGCAATCGGATATTAGGAGAATAGGAATGCGCACAGCGAAACAGATATTTGCACGGCTCATACTCATTGGCTCACTGCCGCTTTGCGCACAAACGGTTACTCCGAATATCGGGCTGCAACTCCCGATCCAGGGAACTACGAACTGGGGGATTTCGCTCAATAACAACTTCACACTGCTCGACAAGTATCTAGGCAATGTTATGCCGCTTCCCAACGGATTGACTGCTCCTAAATTCAATGTGACGGGCGGCTTTCAGATCAACGGGAACTTCGGCATTTCTGGGCAGGTTCTCGCATCAACAGGATTCGGATCGCAGTGGATCACGGTTTCGACTCAGATGATTAACTGGACCGGTGCATGGGCGGCAGACACTGCCTACGCGAAGAATGACGGCTACGTCGAGGGCGGCAACGGTTACATCGTTACCACGGCCTACACATCGGGCGGAAGCTTCGGGTCTCTCGATACTTCTAGCAGCGTCGAGGTCGCCATCGGATGCGGAGGCACTTGCACAATTTCAGATGGCGGTACCGGGGGAATCACCCCAGCGAGCGCACTCAGCAACATCTATAACGGCGCAGGTGGTGGCACTTGGCGTCGGATGGGCGTCACATGGTGGGGCCAGCCTGGAGACGTTGTAGCTCAAGAGCAGACTGTATGGGGTCCAGAAGGAAACTGCCAGATATTGACGATCCAAGCAACCTGCTTTAAGCGGACCTATTCTAATAACACTGAGATTGAATATCAGGAGTCCGCTGACGGCATCGTGTGGAGTGCCTCGCCTGGAATCGACACACACGTTGGACAAAGACCATCAAGGGTAATCGAGATTTCCCCCGGCAGTTTCATCATGTACGCGGCGAACAACGCAGAAACGGAAATCGACGAATTCACGGCTGGCTACAACCAGCAGTATACGCTAGCTCACTCTGCGGTCATCACCCCTGCATCTGCTCCTGTCGGGTGGGGGACGTTTTCGTATACCGATAATACGAGCGTCTACCTGGCCGGTTCCACCATGTACCTTGCGGTCGATTTCGGATTTCATTCAGGACTTTTTTCCTCAACCGACTACCACACATTCACGCCCGTTTCGCTCATCATTCCAGGTTGCTCGGTTCGCAGCCCCTTTTATCAGGAAGCGGGGAAATGGTATACGTGGGTCCACTGCGGCGATAATCAGATTCACCGCTATGTCTCACCAGGATCGGCCATCGGCTCCGCTCCTTACACCGATGCGCTCGGGGGTAAGCCTGACCTATCCATTGAGACAGCCAATGAAGGCGCAGGCGACAACCAGAGCGGTGTCGGGCAGGTAGCGGACCCTTACGTTCTTGAGGTACAAACCGCCGCAGGGCCAAAGACTTTTCTGTATTATACCTCCACACAAGACCAAGGTGGGCCGACATGGTTTCAAGTTCTGAAGTTGGCCATTGCCGATATGCCCATATCGAGCGTAGTGCAGACAAGCGGCGGAGACGATGTAAGCCAGCTTGACCTGCCGAGCAACCTGCCTATCAGCATGGATTACGCAAATCAGGCACTCAATTTTGGCAGCTACCCGGTTGAGAACGCGGGACCTCTTAACGTATCGGGGTTGAATATCTACACGAATGGAAATCCGACAATCAACTTCGGCTGCTTTCCGGCGCAGGGCTGCAATAACGGGTACCCAACGACGCTCAATTTCGGAACGGCGGACGGTGGAACCTTGTACCAAGGGTCGATAGCGGCTAGTCCAGCAGGTGGTGGAGGTATGACGTTTACGCTTCCGCGCACGATTTCTAGCGAAGGATATTTCTTCAACAATCAGGGTGGGACAACACTGCTCTCGATGGATAGTTTTAGCCACGCGATTATGACTGCCAGCGGCAGTGTACTGGACGACGGCGGAGGGAATATGAATCTGTCGGCGAACG